AAAACAAGGCCATGGAGTGTTAGGCCATACGACACGCGCTTTGAAATTGCGAAAGATTGTTATGCAATGGCAGATGCCATGCTTGCAGAACGGGAGAAAGTGAGTGAATAATATTAAAGCCTACGCAGTCGAAACAATCGACGGATCAACAAGGTTTTTTAATATTGATGAGATTGAAGAAGCTCAGCGTTTGTTTGATTCTCGCGGCTCAAGCATGTTTGCACTTTACATGCACCATGCTCAGATAGAACCTATTGAAGCGCTGGAAAGTTTGCAAGCTGAAAACAAGCTTTTAAAAAGTCAACTAATTTCAGCAAAGCATCTTTTAGAAAATCAAAGATTGTTGATAGAAGAATATTCATTTAACTATAAGCATTTGCCATCAATTGAATCGGAACGTGAGGCAAACCAAATTTTAACAAATGAAAATCAAAATTTATTGGAAGTATTGGAAGCAATGATTAGCGACTTGGTACTAAGAGCAGAGTTACGTGGTGATGATTGTCTGGATATATCGGATGGAATTTTGCGTAGAGCTGAAATAGCAATCACCAAAGCTAAGGTGAAGTGATGATGCGGTTGTGTTGGCATAAATGGAGTAATTGGTCTGATCCAGTAACAACATATTCAGGTAATTTGCAACAGTGGAGAAGCTGTGAAAAATGCAATAAAGCGATGTTTAAAAATCTTAGATGGCATAAACAAACCGCATTATCAGTCGTTTTAAGTGCAATCGCCAAAGCTAAAGGAGAAAGCGAGTGAATAATAAAAACAGTGGGCCAGCATTTCCAGATTCTGATGGCCAAACGGATTATACGGGTGGCATGACCTTGCGCGACTACTTCGCGGCTAAGGCCTTAAAAACAAGGCCATGGAGTGTTAGGCCATACGACACGCGCTTTGAAATTGCGAAAGATTGTTATGCAATGGCAGATGCCATGCTTGCAGAACGGGAGAAAATGAATGAAGGTAACTAAGCTACCTGCAGCAACTACTTACACGGTAGAGCAAGCATTAGATGATGCTAAGCAAATGAACTTAAATGATGTGCTCATATTAGGCTATGACGAGCACGATACGTTAGCGGTGAGATCGTCACGCATGACAAGAGAGCAAGCGTTGTTCTTAATAAAGCTTGGTGAACTACACACACTGGGGGTGATTAATGAATAGAAAAGAATACAGAATAACCAACAGCACCCTATCTATAGTGCTATCAGATTCGCGATTGAACCGCAGGAAATTTGTAGCGATGGTGAGTAATAGAGAATCTCACCTGAACTGGAAGAAACGAGTGCAAGCTAACAATAGACACACAATGGGAACAGAGGTTTGGTGATGCAAAGATACACAACAAAACATTTTTGGCGAATGAAAGAATCAGAGCAAGGCGAGTTTGTTCGGCATGAGGATGCTGAACAATTACTTGATGAATACATAGCAAATGAAAGATTTATGTACGACATGTACAAAGAAGAACAAGAAAAAAAGTGGCAAGAACGAAGAAACGTTAGATATTTGCGGGATAGAGTTAATGCAATGTTTTGCATCATCATAATAATGACGGGCTTGGCTGTTGGTAAGTTAATTCTATGGAGTTTAGGGCTGTGATTAACATCATTGTTTGTACGGATGAAAACGGCTTATTTGCTTATAACGGCAGGTCATTAGTGCCACCACCAGGCGATTTAAAACGTTTTAGACAAATTACTAAAGACCATGTGGTGGTAATGGGGCGAGTAACTTGGGAATCATTGCCGGTTAAACCATTACCAGATCGCATAAACATTGTTATTGCCAAACCCGAAAACCAAACTGATAATGATGAAAATCTGTATTATTGTGAAAATTTGCAAGAAGCATTGCTTACTTCACAAACAGAATGGCCTTATAAACATGTATTTATTATTGGCGGCCAACAACTTTACAATGAAGCATTGCCGTTAGCTGACAGAATTGCAAGAACAGTTATACATGGCAAAGTGCCTGATGATGCTATATTGCGTGAACCACGTTATTTTCATATACCAGGTGAAGGATGGAAGTTAACATCGCTTAAAAATAATGATGGTTATGATTTTGAGGTTTACGAAAAATGTTAGTCACTCAGATTAGAAACTTATCAACACCAAAGTTAATGCAACTAAAAGAAACATTGGTTGAAGCTGGAATTGCATTTGAAGCTGGTGGAAATCCAAAAGAAGTTTTTAGACGCGCCAAACATAAGCATATTGGTTTAATGCGTAGGATTTATGAACGATTAGAAACTGCCGACAATGAATCTATGTCGGCAATGTCAGAAGCAATGGTGGAGTTATTATGAGCGGGAAAGGTGATAAACGGCGCAAAGAAGATACTAAACGTGTTCGAGATAACTGGGATAATATTTTTAAGCCTAAGCCAAAAAAAGAGTTTTTTCCGCTTTCCGGCGACCAATTAAACCATTAGATACTTTGCCACCAGCTTTGTTCCATAGTTCAAACTGTTTTGAAGCACCAACAATATCACCGGCATTTAACAATTTAAGTAAAGTAGAGTCACCTAGACCTTCGGCTTTGGTGTCTTTGTCAATATCAGAGCCAACGTTATAAGCAAATGATACTAAAGCATCAAATTGATTTTGTTTCAACGGTACTTTTACCAAGCTTGATACTTCTTTTTCAATTACATTAACATGATTTTGTAAAAAACTTTCGGCTAACTGTTGTGTAATTTTTTGATCCGACAATTTTACTTTTATGCCGTTTGGGTAAACAGTTGTGCCATAGCCAATAGTGGGAACGCCAGCACTACACAAATAAGGTTTTGCACGAAAACCTTCAAATTCTTTAATTAAATCTAAACCTGCTTTTGATGTTTTCATTTATTGGTAAAAAAATAATTTGCTGCAAAGCCAACAGTTGATACCAGCAAAGTAAGACCAACACCAACGCCACGCCAATAACCTTGTTGATTAGCGTTTTGTTGCAACAGCTTTTCAACATTGTGACTAATTTCTGCAATAGTTGCAGCATCTTCTTTTCGGCTATCGTTAAGTTCACGAACAAGACTATCAAGCCTTTGTTCAACTTTTGCTAATCTGCAAGCTTCGTCAGGCATTACTGTATTCCGCAATTGTTATTGATAAATTGCCATGCCATTATTGCGTAATTTGCAGACTGGTCGGCTTCGAGAAGTAATTCAGGTAATCTTTCTGAAAATGCGGTGGAACCGGCTTGATTTTCAATGAATCGGGAATCAGAACTGTTTGACATGGCGTTTCCGCTGTTTTTATTACCGGCGTTGTGCAACCGGATAATGTCATCATGCAAACTATTGATAGTATTAATACTTTGAGCATTGGCGACCTCTAATTGTGCGTTTTGCTTATCACGCTCTTGAGAAGCGTTTTTGACTTTTTCTTGAGCTATTTTTAGTGTTATTTCAGCTTGTGCATTACTTTGAGCAATAGCATTTTCAAGCTTTAAAATATCCAGCTGGTCAAGTTTATGACTTGTTGCAAAGCCAGCACCAAATATAACTAAAGCTGAAATAACGTAAGCGTAAATCATTGGTCTTTAAACGCTACACCAATGCCACCAGCAACGCCACTAGCTAAAACTAATAGTTGCGTGACATCTTTATCTAAAAACAACATCACAGCGCCTATGATGCCAGCAATCAACCAGACAGCATTACGTTTGGTTGATGTTTCATTCCAATCAATACCTAGTTTCATGATTTTAACTCCCTAAAGTTTAATTCTATCACAAATTAAACATTGTTTAATTAGTCAATGTTTTTTGCAAAACGTCCTTCTTCTCTAAAACTTTCTTGTTTTTTGGACAAATACAATCCTTGCTCAGTATGTTTGCCAGCTGCTTTTCTGGCTTTCATTGATTTTAATAATGATTTCATGGTGATTTGCTGTTCACGAGTAACCGTGGCGTTGAATGCTTTAATTTCATTAGCCATTAAATCAGCTCTACCTTCTTTATCAGCATTGATGTATCGGTTTACTAAATGCGTTTTTTGCATTTCGTATTTGTCACGTTTTTTAGCAATTGCACTATTAGCATCGTAAGCATTAGCAATAACATTTGGTGTAAAGCCAATAGTTTTATTAATCACATCGCCATAAGTCAAATCTTTTACGATTTTCTGTCCTTTTAATGTTGTAACGCCTTCAGTTGACATTCTATAAGCAGCAACAGCGTTTCTAATTGCTGTTGGTGACATTGATTCTATCATTCGGCTATATTGTCCATCTTCATACATTTTTTTGGCAGTAAACAAACTTGATATTTGTGATCCAATAGGCCCCATAAACGCAGAAGCAAAAGCATTGTACTGGTCAGTGCCTTCTAATTGTTTGTTTTGTGGTTGCCACCATAAATGACGTTGGCCGGTTCTGCTTGATAAATCACCAATTGGCAACAGTCTTGCAGGGCCTTTAGTAATCCATTCAGCAGTAGTCGCATCAAAATTATCAGTCAACCAGTTTCTAAATTGGGTTTCCAAATCGTCATCATCATCAGCACCTAGACCCGCTAATAAAGCTTGGAACACTAAAGCCCCGCCAACAGCGCCAGCAACGGCGAAATTAGCGCCTTTGTATTTAAAGCCAGCAACACCACCTAAAGCCATAAACGCTTCAATACCAAGTGGCATCCCAAATATACCGGAGGTTGCAAAAGTCATTGCCATTTGAACAGCCAATGTTTTTTTAGCTTGTAATCGTACTTCTGGAGATTCGCCTTTTAAGTCATTGTGTACGTTTCGGCCAATGTAATAACTAATACCAAGCGCGTAAGTTTTAAACAATGTTAACACTCTAACGGTATTACCCATCATATACCTTGCTCTATTGCCAGCACCATAATCAAACTGTGTGCGGTCAATGACATCAATGGTGTCGGCAATTGCCGCATCAAAATCACCAC